CGCTACGTCTGCCAACGTGAACACTCAGAACCGTCCTTCGGTTGTGGCTGCAAATCACATCACTCAAGAGGGCGTTACGCCTTCTGCAGATACGCTGACTCCGGTCGACGTCACTGTCCCTCAACAGCAGTATGCTTGCCTGTACAGCTACTCGGATAAAACCGCGGTAATGTACGAGGACGACGTACCTGAAGAAATGAAGATCCAGACCGGTGAACGTATGGGTCTTGTTCGTGAAATGATTCGCTTCGGTGTAATCAAAGCGGCTACCAACGTGATCTATTCTGGTGGTACTTCTCGTGCAACTGTCGATGAAGCAATCACTTTGAAGGCTCTACGTCGTATGGCGCGGATCCTCAAGCTGAACCATGCCAAGAAGAAGAAGCGCATTCTTGCTCCTTCAGCGGCTTACGATACGTCTGCGATCGAAGCGGCTTATTGTGTGTTCGTATCTACCGATGCTGAACCTGATATTCGCGACCTTCCCGGGTTTACGCCCGTCGCCAAGTACGCGAACCGTCAGCCAATTAGCGAAGAAGAGTTGGGTAGTGTTGAGGAATTCCGGTTCCTGACATCGCCTGAGCTTGTTGCTTACGCCGACTCTGGCGCCGCGATCGGCACTACTGGTCTGTACTCCACGACCGGTACCAGTATCGACGTCTATCCATTCATGGTAATGGGCGAGGACGCTGTCTATGACGTAGCATTACGCGGCATGGATTCGTTCGATATGATCCACATCCCACATAACACCAATGATAAATCTGACCCGCTCAAGCAGCGTGGTTATGTTGGTGCCAAGTTCTGGTCAGCAGTGCTAGTAGTTAATGGCGGCTGGATGGGGGTCATCGAGGCGGGAACTACTACTCAGACTTAATGAATCTGGGCGGATAACCGCCCTTTAAACTCCCCGCATGGGGCGCCCTAGTTTTGGATCAGCTGGCTCGATCGTATAACGACGAGCTGGCCCCAAGCCAAGGCGAATTTGGAGTAAGTAACATGGCTGAAATTCTGGCTTTAAGTGGTTTCACTGGCTGCCTTAACACGGCTGGTCTTGGTATTGGTTCAACTCCTGCACAGCTTTCGATCGCGGCGGCTAACGGCGCTGGCGTCGATTATGCTATTGACGGGCTTGCGTATCATCTAGCGGACGACGCTACGGTTGTGATGTCAGCGATGTCCGTGCAAGCGGTATCGACTTCGTGTCTGTATCTGGTTGAACTTGATGCCTCTGGTACCCTGACCACCACGAAAGGCGTCGAGCGATTGACTGCTGATCTGGGCGTTAGCGCGTCTCTACAGTGGCCTGCACCATCTGAGGACAAGTGTCCTATCGGCGGCTTTAAAGTTGCTCTGAATGCGTCAACGACCTTCACGGGTGCAACGACTGACCTTGATGCTGCTGGCGTCACAGACACCTACTACAACTTTGGCGGTGGCATCCCCAGCGCTCCTATTGTTGCTTAGTAGGCTTTGGTCCGGGCGGGTAACACCGCTCGGGTTATTTTTTTTGCTGATATAAAACAAACACTTAGGAAATTATCATGCGATCAGGATTCTGGAACAAGATTAAGGCTTTCGGCGAGATCAGACTCACGGCAGCTGCACAGTTAGTACGAGAAAATCTCACAGGCGCGGACACCGTGGTCAATCTATCGATCAACAGTGTCATCGCCCGCGTACAGGAACTCACCGTAACTGGTGCTGTTGCTCCTGACGTCATCTTTGTCGAGCTGAATCACGCGACGGTTGTTATCGCCGCTACGCTCGCGGACCCGGCCGCTCATGCGGGCATTGTGTTCGTGGTTAAGAATACGTCTGCCTCTGGTACTGCGGCTCACACGGTCACTCTTGCGACCGGTACGTGGGACGGGACAAACAACGTCGCGACATTGAACGCTCCAGACGAGCAACTGGCAGTGATCTTTGATTCCAATGGCAAAGGCATAGTGCTGGTGAATACCGGGACGGTTGGCTTGTCCTAATTGGTCGGGTGGCTTCGGTCGCCCCGTCCATTCGCACTGCGCTTGCAATGCGATCGCATACACGAGGATTAAGCAATGGAACTGGATAAGATTAGCGGGATAACGGTATCGGATTCGATTACCCGTCCCGCGAACACAACCATCTACACCGCTTTGGACGCTGCCAGTGACGTTACCGGCAACGCTCATTTTACGTTTGGTAAGGCAGGCAAGTCTCTGGTATTCCCGGGCAACGGCAATTACGGCGTTATCTCTGGCGCCAGACTACACAGCTCCGCGAATCAGGGAACGCTGCCTGATATGGATCTGTATCTATTTCGAACAGACATCACCGCTATTGCTGATAATGCTGCATTCGTGGTGACTGATGCCGAGGCTTTAACGCTGATCGGCGTCTTGGAATTCAACGCCTTCAAGGCGCTGAACGTCGGATCGGCCGCGGTCGGGAACGCAGCTTGCGTCCTGAACAACTTGAGCAGAGGGATTGTTCTCGAGGCTGACGAATACATTTACGGCCAACTTGTCGTTCAAAATGCCTACACCCCAGTATCTGGGGAGGTGATTACCTGCGAGTTGGACATCGTCCGATACGGACACTAATGGGCCTGCAAGCCCGAAGGAGAAGTAATGACTACTGAGACTGAGAACCAAGATGGATCGAACGGAGCACCACCAACAAAGGCGGCGCCGGTTAAGAAAAAGCCTGCACCGAAAAAGAAAACCATGAGCGCTACTGAGCTGAAGCGGCAGATCGCTGAGCTTAAAGCGAACCTTCGGGACTCGAACGAGGAGAACCAGCTGTTAAACGAATTGGTTACCACGCAACAGGAAACGATCTCTTCTTCGGGTGTTCGGCCCGGTGAGATCATTGCTGACGTGAGTATCTTGGGCGAGCGATGGGATAAAGTTCTGGGTGAAGTGGCGGCAGGTGAACCGCTTTACTATCTCGATGGCGACGCTGAAGCGTCTGCTGGTTTTATCGCGAGGATCCCGCAAGACGAGGATGACGTCCTGTACCAGATCAAGGTTGGCACGAAGGTGGCTTACATGGGTGATATTGAAGACGCTGGAATACAAGGCGAGGCTTGGTCTGATGGCGCCAACGTCACGTCTTATCGAGCGAAGGATAACCCCGTTAATATCGATACATACTTGGACGCAAATCAGTCTCGGTTACCGCAAGGCAATACTCGGGAGATGAAATCTACTGGCGAGGCCAGAGACTCTCTGGATCCGAACATTCACGTCGAGGTTGAGACTGCATTCCAGATGGTTGGTAGTCCTGAGAAGGCTGCAATGCTGGCGTTTATGGAGATGGAGCTTGATGTTTACCTCCATGATTCCACGAACCCAGTCGACATCCCGATCCCTTGCTTTATCAATGATGGTCGAACTCAGTATTTTATCCGGGGTCAAAAGCAAACAGTGAAGCGAAAGTTTGTTGAGATCTTGGGGCGCTGTAAAAAGACTGTATTTACGAACGAGATGTACAAGGACGCGGCCGGCGCTGATGCCTACCGTTACAATCCACACACAGCATTGATGTACCCGTTTTCGGTTACCGGGGATCCACACCCCCGCGGCCAAGACTGGCTCAATGGGGTGTTATCTGAGAACTAATAGCAATGGCTGACTACAGGTTACCGCGGAACGAGAAAGACGAAATGGTGGGGATGCCAGAGAGCAAGGTAAGTGCTCCTAGCGACTACCAGCGCCGGGTGAGAGTCCCGGCGAACCAAGAGATCCTTGATGCGTTAGGGGTTGGGGATGAGATCACGGTAACCCTGACCGGGAAAGTCGTCGTGAAGACGGATAGATCTTCTTCAGACGATTACGACGAGGGCGAGCGTAGCGTGGAGCTTGAAATATTCACGGTATCCGTACCCGAGGACGGTTATACTGACGACGAAGATACGGCTCTGTTCAACAAGGGCTTTATGAAGGGACCGACGCGATTAGGGAGCTAACCTGTGAGCACATTCCTAGAAATAGCAAAGGATTACGCTCGAGAGGCTAGGTTCGCTCAGCTTAATGCAGCGATCTCTACTGTTGTAGGTCAGAGCGGCCGAAACCTTGAGGCTGTTGAGGCGATCAAGAATGCGTACATCGACATTCAGAACCGGCATCAATGGGGATGGATGGAGCACCGGTTCACTTTGCCCACGGTTGATACTGTCGACACCTACGCCTTTGGTGCGGCCACTGACTCTACCAGTGCCGCGGCGATCGATCGCTTCAGTCGCTGGAAGGCTTCAGACTGGAATAAACCTTTTACGATATACCTGACGAGCGCCGGAGTAGGCACTCAGCACGATCTCCTATTCCTCGAGTGGGATGAATTCCAATACATATACAAGCGCGGATCTCAGGTTGACTCCTATCCCGCTCACGTCACGATCGACCCCCAAGACAATATAGTGGTAGGCCCTGCACCGAATGGCGTATACACGATCTCAGGGACCTATGTGCGCGGACCTCAAATCTTGATGCTTGATGCTGACGTCCCGGATATGCCGGTGTCATTCCATTCCCTGATCTGGGCCTATGCGCTCGAGATCTACGGCATGAACCATGCGGCCAATAACATCCTGACGAAAGCGGGCAGACTGTCCAAGCGTCGAATGATGCAGCTCGAATCAAATCAATTGCCGCCCATGCCTATGGCTGGGCCCATGGCGTGAAGACCTTTACCCCCCAGATGCAGGAACCGAACGAGCAAGAGGTCCTTTTCCTAAAGGGCCTCGATCAGGTTACGCCTTCCCGGAGAACTCAGCCCGGGACCTTGCGCTTGGCTCAGAACGTTGAGATCGATATTAACAACGGCTACGTGACCCCTACCGGCTACGAGCGACTAGATGGTCAGGCCGCTCCATCTGCTGCCCTGTACACCATTCTCAAGGTGGCGATCAGCGGATCCTTTACTGCTGGCGATACCGTTACCGGGGCGACGACTGCAGCGACTGGCGTCATCGTCGCGGGCGGCGTCGTCACTGATGTCGGTGCTGACGATTACTTGGTGCTGACAAAAATCACCGGGTCGTTCAATAACGCCGCAGAGAATCTCGAGGTTAGCGCCTCGGTTGAAGGTGTCACGACCGCGGTTTCGTCCGTCTCTTCTGCCTCAACCAAACTCCTCGACGCTCAGTATCGAAACGCAGCGGCCGACGTATACCGGGCAGATATTGGAAAGGCCCCGGGAACGGGCGGGCTTCTTGGCGCCTACCAGTTAAACGACGTCAATTACGTCTGGCGTAACGCGAACTCAAAAGGATCTGTCGAGCTTACGGCTGGCGCCTCCGGGTCCGTCGACGGGATTGTCGTCAATAGCATTGAGATTATGAGTGGTGCGGAAAGTTTCGACACAGATCTCGCGACGACCGCGGCCGCGGTGGCTGAGAATATTAACGCCTTTGCCTCGACCCCGGATTACACTGCGTCGGCTGTTGGCCCAAAGATATTTATTCGGGCGCTGGTGAATGCTGACGCCCTTGTCGTGACTAGCTCGGTGACTACGATCACTAGCTCCGATGTCAACATGGCGAACTATGGCGCGAAGGCTGAGATCTACAAGGATTCAGCGGCTGGATGGGTTCTAGTGCCTCTGGGTTTCGAGCTGGCGTTTACCTCTGGCGGCACGACGGCGATCACTGAAGGCCAAACGATTACCGGCGCCACATCTGCTGCGACCGCGGTCCTAACCCGAGTACAGCTTGAATCCGGTACATGGGCGGCAGGCACAGCGGCAGGTAGGTTTATCTTTGCCGTCAAGAGCGGGACCTTCCAAGCGGAAAACATCGATATTGGCGGATCCGGAAACCTTGCGACGATCGCCGGGGATGCTTCCGAGATAGAGCTTAATGGCTCAGGCCGGTACGAGATCATCGCGAACAACTTCGGCGGCGCCGCGAACACGGACAGAATGTATGGGTGCGGCGGCAATAACCGAGGGTTCGAGTTTGACGGGACGGTTTACTCCCCGATAACCACGGCTTACAGTCCGGACACTCCTGAGCACGTCACGGAATTTAACAACCATTTGTTCTTCGGCTTTGGTGGATCCGTCCAGCACTCAGGGATTGGTACTCCATATACGTGGACTATCGTTACTGGTGCCGGGGAGCTTGCGCTAGGCGGACAGATTACCGCATTCAAGGAGCAGCCAGCGGGAACGCCGACATCCGGCCAAGGCGCCGCGGCGCTGGCGGTCTTCGGGCGAAACAGAACTCGGATCCTGTACGGGTCAAGTTCTGCTGACTGGCAGCTGGTGTCCTTCCGGGAAGAGCGCGGCGCTTTCGCGTACACGGTTGAAGAGTTCGGCATGACGTTATTCTTGGATGACAGGGGCGTAGCGGATCTCTCTACCTCTGATCGGTTTGGTAACTTCACCTCGAACACAATTTCTCGACTGGTCCAGACATTTATCAATCTAAACAAAACCTCGGCGGTTGCTTCGTGTATTGCGCGAGATAAGTCCCAGTACCGGTTGTTTTTCAACAACAGGCGAGCCCTCTACATTACGACGGATAATGAGCAGGTTGTCGGGATGGTCCCGCAGCTGCACGCCCATAACTTCACACTGGCTTATTCGGTAGAGAACAGCTCCGGCGATGAGGAGATGTTCGTGGGAACCTCTGACGGCTACCTAATGCAGATGGAGAAGGGTACGAGCTGGGATGGTGATCCGATTGCGGTCCAATTTTCGACGCACTTCATTCATTCGGGTGCGCCGCGCCGGGAGAAGATCTACGAGGAGTTCTCTATCGAGGCTTCTGGAGACGGCTACTCTGGGTTCCAGATCAGCTATGAGCTTGGGTACGGGTCCTCAGATATTCCGCAAGCCACCTATGTAGGCAAGACCCTAGACTTTTCCACGGTCTCGTGGGATTCGTTTGTATGGGACTCCTTCTTTTGGGACGGGCAGTCTCTGTTCCCGACCCATCTCAATCTTGATGGCGCCGGAGAAAACATATCGTTTCTGGTTCGGAGTTCCGAAGACTATTATTCACCGATCGTTATTACGGGAGGGATCCTCGGTTTTAACTGGGGCTCCACTTTGAGGAATTAAAAATGGCTTCAGCTGATTGGTACACCCCCTCCGGAGTTCCCGGCACTGGTGCTCAGGGGTCTTCATTAGATATAAGAAACGAGTTCGGTAGACTAGAAACTGCGCTCGATAAGCTGCCGACTTTAAGCGGTGGTGCGGGAAAGGTTATTGTCGTCAACGGATCTGCTTCAGGACTTGAGGCTGTAACCACGATCGCCGGCCTGACATTGACCACCACCACCCTGACCGCCCCAGTCATTAACGGGGTTGTGACGACCACTGGATTAACGCTGCCAGCCTTTACGCTGGGCGGCACAGTCACAAGCAACGGGCAGACATTCTCCGGCACGATCGCTGATCTCGGTATAGTAACGACTGTCGATATTAACGGCGGAACTATCGACGGCACCGTGGTCGGTGGAAGTTCTGAAGCGGCCGGATCCTTTACTACACTTTCAGCTTCCACCTCGATCACTGGTACGCTCGCGACCGCGGCGCAAGGAAACATTACCAGCCTCGGAACATTGACGACTCTGACGGTCGACAACATCACGCTAAACGGCAACGCGATTACATCTGACGCGGCCGCAGCTTTAACCATTACGGCTACTGCTGGTCAAGTAGTTCAAGTCGAGAGCGTGACCTTTGACGCTGGTGTCGTGGCTGGCGCTACCTCAATCACCTCTACGGCCTTTGCTGGAGATCTGACGGGCGATGTAACTGGTAACACTTCAGGCACAGCGGCCACGGTAACAGGCGCAACTCAAGCGGCGATCACCACCACGGCAAACCTAACCACTGTCGGCGCTCTTAACGCAGGGTCAATTACCTCTGGCTTCGGCGCTATAGACATTGGTGCTAGTGCGTTTACGACTACGGGTACAGCGGCTACGGGCGCACTGACTGTTACAGGTACCCTTGGTGTTAGTGGCACCATAACTCTGGACTCGGGCACGGCGCTCAGTCAGAAGAACTCAGAAGGCGTAGCGTACCCACTTATTCAGCATTTTAGTAACGATGTTTATATAGACTCTTACGGCAACTCCACAACGGGTGGCAACATACGCTTGCGTCCACGGTCTTCAAATGGGGTAGTTACTGAAGCTGTTTTGATTGACCCAACACGGAACGTAACTATAAGTACAGGCAACCTCATCATAGGCACATCAGGCAAGGGTATTGATTTCGATGCGGCGGCTGGAGGTACTTCTCAGTTGCTGGATTGGTACGAGGAAGGGACTTTTACGCCAATAATTACCTTTGGCGGCGCTCATGTTGGAGCGGTCTACAACTTGCAAACAGGGTTCTACACCAGAGTAGGAGATTTGGTCACGGCGATGATTGAGGTGGGTACAAGCACGAAAAGCTCGTCTACAGGAACGGCGGAAATATCAGGCTTACCCTTTGCAGCAACCGGAGTGTCTGTCGGTGCGCTTTATCCATCGTCAGTAACCTTCGCGGACATACTTATCAACCAAGTACAAACCAGTACGGTAAGAACTTTGCCAGTGGAGATTACTAACGGGGGTTCTGCTACCGTCCTTACAGATGCGAATTTCGCTACGGCTTCGTCCCTCCGATCCACGGTTAATTACAAGGCATAAAATATGAAAACTTTTAACTTAGTGGAATTGTCATATAACAACATTCTACAAGTGCGGTTTAAGGTCAATGAGGGCGGCGTGATAACGAACCATCGCGGTTGTTGTGACTCGACTCAAGACCTAAGCGAAGCCCCTGAACTTGTGAAAGCGTTGGCGGCTGAGTTTCCCTTTACTGAGCATACCAATCCAGACGGCGCCTGCTGTTGGGCTGACTTCATTCGCGTGGTTGATGCAGAGCGGTATCACCTCGCTTATCAACTCTCTGATTATATCTACAAGGACGGTGAAAAAACGAAACAGGCCAAGCGTCCAGTTATCGAGGTTGACTGCCTTGAGGACATCACGGCGCATCCTGAT